ACCGCCGCTACGACTGCAACCATGAAAACAAGTGCCGCATATTTAGCCAACGGGCGGAACATAATCGACTTGCCGTTGTATAAATGCTTCGTATTCGGCTGGGGTCATTGGACGCACAACATCATCCACTTGGATATGCACCTCATCGTGTGGATACATTGCGATTGCTTCTTCGTATGTCATGTCATGCCCTAACTGTTTGCGTATCCGTAAACTTTGATAGTGCCGCCTGTAACAGTTCCAGTCCCACAAGTCAAAGTAAACGCCGTGTATTGTGTCGCGTCGTCTAAAAATCCTGCACTTCTTAACGAGTAACCACCCGTTGCTACTTGTTGCATACTTGAACTGTACGAGGTGCGTTTAGCCAAGTTGGGAGCTAACAATTCTATTGTGCCTGAAAGACTGTTAGTAGACATTCCTACGGCGTCACCCCAATTAGCACCGTTGCTGTTTTGTATTCCTTGTACGGTTGCTGAAGTGTAAGTGCCGTAAGTTCCAAAACGGTAATATCCTGTTGCTGTAGCACCAAGGGTTAAAGCCATTTGGCTTGTAGTGCTTCCAACGCCACCACTCACGACAACTAAATAATTGTCGTAAGTGCTGCTAAAAACATCTGACAATGTAACGCTTCCAACTGTCGTACCAATAGTTTGCGTCTTGATAAGCACAAGACCCGGCGACACACCGACAGACTGCCAAGCCGCGCCATCGTAATATTGCGTCGTGTTAGTTGCCTCAATGTAAGCAAACTGACCCTCGGCAAGTGTCTTTTCGCCTGCGCCTCCAAAGGCTGCGTCGCGAGTAACAGTCGTAGCAAAAACGGGGATGCCCGAGTTTGTAATGTTCATGTCTGCCGCTGTCAGGACTTCGCCTGCCGTGTAAACGGGGACTGTGGTTACTGCGTTTGCTCCCATAATGCTCCTTATCCTAAGACATTTTCTGTGTCGATTGTGCCATACACGGCATCGTCTAAGATCAGCTCAAAGACGAGCGTTGTGGGCGAAGTAAAGAGGGTAATGCGGTGGCCTGTAGATAGGTCAATCTCATGCTGGATGCCCTCAATGGCTAATTCTTGAGCCAGCGATGTAATCGTGTTGCCGCTAGTAAACGACTTCTCGATGGTGATTGTGTTGCCGATCTCAAGGATTGCCACCGTGTCGCGCTGGGCATCAGTCAGGGATGCAAACAGCGTTGACACATTGGTATAACGCGCCTCTGGCTGACCTACAAGCAGGTAGTTGGCAAGGTCAAGGGCTGCCGTGTCGTTGTGAACTAGCGCGTCGCTGATGGCGGTGGTCTGAATAAAGTAAGTGGCCTGCGATGTCAAGTCTTCGGCGATCTCTGGGGTTGTTGCCCCAGCGTGTTGCACCGATGCTCGGTTGATGACTTGGTTGGCCTCGAACGAGATGCCCACATTGTCGTAGGGAATGTTTGTGCCGTCATCGTGGAAGTCTGCTGATGATGCTGAGAGCGTGTCACCGATGCGGTCTTGGAATGTGAACACGCCGTCGCGCGAGATGAAGATGCGTCCCTGTACCGACTCGTTTATTTTGGCTGTGTAAGCAGCGACCGATGTGCCGTTAGGGACGGTGTATGCAGCTGCGCCGCCAAGGGTAATCGTCGAGGTTTCTATGTTCTGTTCCCCTGGCAACTGAAAGGCATTGACTTCAGGCAGGGCAAGTAGGGCGACAAGTCGAGCGCTGGCAAGTTGCTCGGTCACATTGAACTCGTTTAGGTAGGTCTGGCTCAGCAAGTAGAAGTCGTCAGCACAGGACACGCTGACGGTGTCAAGGCCGCCAAGATTAAAGTTGTAGTTGTAGTCAACGATGTAGCCGTTAAACAGTTCCTCGCCTTCGCGGCTTAGCACGACTTTACGCATAGGTGCTAGACCCGGCACAGCCTCGTCGGTGTTGAAATAAGGCGACAAAGTATCGAAGGGATTGAAAATCCCGCCCGTGAATGTGTCGTTAAGATCGAAACTCATTGTGCCAGCAGTGAACTGGTCGCCGATGTCTCTGCGTCCACGGAACACGCTGATGCCTGTAGCGCCGTCGATCACGGAAGCAAACTCTGTCGTACCGTCCAGCACATACTCGGTGTTATTAAGCACACCCTTCTCTGCTGAGTCCAGCGTGAACGCGTCAACAAGGAATCCTGTAGCGATCCTGAGATCGTAAGACCCTGACTGGACGATCGTGGCAGCCATCAGGCGACCTGTATTTGTGCTGGGCCGTCCACTCGGTTCATGGCTTTAATGCTGTTCACTACAGCACGACCGATGTCTGCTGATGTGGCGAGACCGCCGTTGACATTGACTGTGATCGGTGTGCCGCGCTCCACCATGAACTGATCGAAGAGGCTGGAGAAGTCTGCTGCGTTGCCTGTTATGCCGTAATTGCCGCCAAGGTTGCCTGCATAGTTCTTAGATAGGTCTAGAACGCTTGAGGACTTGCCACCGCCGCCACCAGCAGCTGGGGCTGGCGCTACTAGAGCCGACTCGATCATTGCCATAGGGCTTGAGCCAATAGAGCCTGTGCCGCCTTCACGCGCTGCGCCACCGCGACCGCTTGCGCCACTAGATATTGCGTCCAGTGTTGGCAGTGCTGTGTAGTCAAGCATCGGGACTAGCGGTATCAAGTCGATGCTTACACCCGGTATTACATTGAGCGCGTTAATCAGTTGATTAAGTCCGATAATTGCGGCGTTAATAATTTGGTTTATCCCGTTGGCAACTACCTTAACCGAGTTATATACGCCTACCGCAAACTGCTTAAACGGCAGCATAAACTCTGCAACAGCCCTTGGGCCTTCTCGATACACCTCGTAAAGCAGGCCAAGGGTAAGGATGACTACGCCTAAGCCTTTAGTCAAAATGCCAGCCGATGCCGAGACCGTGGTGAATGAGCCTGCCAGCACAGCGTTGCCAGCGGTAACAACTAACTGGAATGCGTTGTATGCCTTCATGGCGACATTGGCTGCCACGATGGCTGCCGTCATTGCTGCGATAGCGCCGACAACAATGAGCAGTGCCTTGGTGTTGTCTTGCAAGAATGTCGTAAAGTCCAGCACATAGGGCAGCAGTTTTTCCATAACGGGAATAAATGCCGCGCCAATGCTTTCCTTTAGTTCGTCCATCTGAATGCCGAAGTTCTTTAGACCGCCTTCAGCACTATTGGCAAAGGTTTCAGCAGCGCCGCCGACCGAGCTATTAAGTGCCTGCATAATTTCATCGGCAGTCGATGTTGATGTAATCACACCTTTAAGCGATGGGTCTAATTTGATAAGCGCAGCTACTTGACCGTTAAGAGCTTTAGAGACCGCGACGCTGGCAGACTCCATGTCAATGTTTTTGGCAGTAGCAAGGTCGGCGGTGACCGCCATTGCTTTTTGGGACAACTCAAGCGAGCCTGTAGCGCGCACGAGGTTTGCCAACGCTGGGCGCAGCTGATCGTCAGCCATTGCGGTCTGCTTACTAAAGGCGCTAATGGACTGCTCGACCGCTTTGATCTGGGCATCTGTGGCTTGTGTCGTTACGCGTAACTGGCGAGCCAATTCAAGCTGCGCAGCTTCATCTTCCATTGCTGCTTTAGTGGCTAGACCGATGCCAGCAGTCAATGCGCCAAGCGCAGCCGTGGCAGGCAGAAACGCTTTCTTGAGTGCGAAGCCTGTCTTTGCGCCTACGCCGTCGAGCTGCTGAAACTGTTTGATGGCTTTGTCAACGCCGCCGCCTTGGAACTCGCTAATGATGGGGATTGACAGTGCCATTAGTTCAGGTCTTTCTGTATTTGGTTAATGGTTTTGAGCACCATTTTTTCCATTTCGCCCTCAATACCGCGCCGCGCTTTATAGACCGCTGGGCCGATCAGTCGAGTCCTACCCGGCATCGCCATAGCAAAGCCGCGCTCAGAGCTGACCGAGTCAAGTGATGTGCCTAAACGGTTGCTGTCTTTACGGCCTGCACCCTCAAACACTGCTGTCGCTGGATTCTTTTGCTCAATCAGAATTACGCCTACAGCATTGCGGCGAGTGTCAAAGCGCATCTTTACGCCTGACTGTGCGCTGGCAATAGTGAATGGGAATATCTTGCGCCCTCGATCAGACCACTTGCGCGCCATGCCTGACAATGGAAACTGGCTGTATGCAAGTTTTGCAGCCTGAATGGCTGGCTGTGCGATTGCTGTCGCTTCAGCTTTAAAGTCTTTTTGCAGCTGTGGGTCGATCTTGCGTAAGGCGTTAATCGTTTCCTTGAGACCGACTACTTCGACGCTGTGAGAGACAGGCATAGTTACTTCTTACGGTGCATCTGCTCAAGCACATAGGTGACAGTGTTCAAGTCTCGCATAGTGAACTCGATCTCCTTTGGCCAGAAGCCTGTTAACGCTAGGACTTCGCAGAGGCTTCGCCGCCAAGTCCCTCGATGAAAGGGGTCTCGTCTGCGATCTCGTTGATAGGTGTAATGGTCATATCAGGGTTTTCGGCAACCCACTCGCGCCAGTTGGCTGGCACTTTGTCTCCAGCAAGTTTGCAAAGAGTAAACGCCCAGCAACACATGTCGCTGAAGCCGATGCCTTTGCCGTCTGCTGATCGACGGTTCTCTGTTCGTTCCCAGTCAACAATGGCAAGCATGTTGGTGGTCATCTCGCGCGCTGGCTTACCGTCGCCAAGGTCGATAGATAGTTTGACTTTCATTGTTTCTCCTTTGTCGGGCAAGGCTCCGCTTGTGCGGTCTTGCTACTTGTAATTCTCAGCGGCTGATGCCGCGAGATCATGCGACGGCTTTAGTTAAAACGCCACCGCTAAATGTCAGGTCAATTGTGGACAGTTCGCCGAGCGAAGCGTTGATCGGTGTATGTGCCGACAAGAACGCGCCCGTCAAAGTGTACGAAGGGTTCGTAGCACCGACAGCCGATGAACTTGGCTTTAAGACAAGCGTCGTGGTTGTGCCCACAAGGCTGTAAATGCTGGCCTCAGTCTCTGAAGCTGCATATGACTGATAAAGAGTTACGGTGACAGTGTTCGAGTACAGGCCAGATGTGAAGCTGCGCGAAGTGTTGGAAAATGTCGTGTTTTCTAATTGCTCCGACACATAGTTGATGACCGCGCTTGTGCACTGATCGGACAAGTCCACCGCGTTGATCGTGATGCTTGGGTTAGAAAGGTAAGTGCTGCTGATAGCCATGTCTATTGCTCCTTGGGTTCTGATTTGACTTTAGATGATTTCTTTGCGGTGTCGGTGGATATCAGGCCGCCGTCGAGCAGTGCGTCAATGTTGACACCGTCCTCTGGGATGAACTGATCGCCCGGGTTACCTAGGCGTGGGCTAATGATGGTGTACATGTTTCTCCTTATGCGCTTTGTGCTTGGATTCCACAGTCAAGGTCGTAACACGGGAAGAGCTGACCGCCGATCTCAAGGTTGCTGGGTCGTCCTGCCATGACGATGATCGGGCTAAGTAGAACTTTGCTGACAATGTCGAGGATGCTGCGCAGGACTGGTAGGCCTGCTGGGCCTGAGCCGATGACCTTGATTGGGAAGTCCATGCGGATGATGTTGCCATTGCCAGCGATCGTGGTAAAGGACGGCGCGTCAATGTAAACGCAGTTCGGTACTAGCTTTGTGGGGTCGTTGACTACTCGCAGGCCAGTGACCGCTGTCAGCGTGGTTGTCAGGCTGTCTATAGCGCCATTGAGAGCGTCTGTGTAAGCCATTACGCGCAGGCAGGCCTGTCGATGCCAAGCAACTGTTTAACGATCGGTGTGAGGCTCTGCTGAGGCGCTGTGCCCATTCCGTCAAAGGATGCAAAAGTGTTCTCAAGCGAGCCACGGCTGCGCCAGAGGGCAGCGCAGTACATGAGTGTGCCGAGGGTGGCATCCCCACCCGGACTAGTTGTGAGACTGTCGATGTAGCCAGCCTCTTGACGGCGACGATATGCAAAGTCACAGCCAGCCGATACGGCCTGTGTGATCAGCGTGTAATCGTCTGATGGGTTTGTGATCTGTACGCCAAGGTAGGTGACAAGCTGCGCCGCAGTGACCCATGTGCAGGTCTGAGTATAGGTAACTGTGCCAGAAGCTGCCACACGAATGACATCGCTGGCCGTCTTGGCGTAAAGCACTTGATTGGCAACAGGCATTTCATAGTCGTAGAGCAGATCGCCCTCAGTGTCTATACCAAGGTACAGATACTGGGGCAATGCGCGGACAGTGTAAGTGCCATTAAATGTTGCATCGACTGATGCGACTGTAATTGACTGACCGACTGCAATTTCCGAGGGGGTCAGAAGTTGCAGTACGGCGTAATCGTCAATTAAATACTTTTGTGTAACGCTGTAAACAGCCATGAGCGGATGCTCCGCTCTCGACTAGGCCTGTGTGATCTTGCGGATCATTCCACCGATTGCAGCAAAAGTTGAAACATAGCCATGGAAACTCATGGTTTTGCCCAAAGTAGATGGCGTGTCAACGCTCAACAGGCCCTGAATGGACTCGTAGAACTCGTAAGCATCGCCTTGGCCTTGACCAACACGGGTGATAATCATGGTCTTTGCAGCAAAGTTGCTGTCAACTACAAGCTGCAAGCCAAGTGGCGTACCGTTCCACGATGTTGCACTTCCGCCGCCCAGTGCGTTTTGACCTGTAAGGCCTGCACCGATGAATGGGAAGATTGGGCGATTCGTTGTGTCAACGAGCTGACCAAGTTGTGACCAAACATCAACGGACACGAACATGTGTGTTGGCATCCAGTTGCGGTTGCTCGAGACATCGTTTGCTGCGTCATATACAGACTTGAGCAAGTCGGCAACTGTTCCGTCCCACACACCAGATGAGTTTGCTGCGGTAAGCAGGTTGTCTGCTGCAAGGTTGTCGGATGCAATCATGTATTCGCCCATCAAGTCATTCAAGATGAGTCCCATTGCCTCGGGGTTGGTAAACGAAATATCTTGAGCACTCAAACTCACTTGGCCAGCCAGCGTAGTTTTTGTGACCGAGTTTGCGGCAATGACCATTGTGGTTGCCGAAACTGCCGACAATTCAGTGGACTGTGTTGCAACGCTTGTGTGCGTAGTAATTGTTGGACGAGTGAAAGTCTTTGACCTTCCGCCATCTGGATAAGCGCGAGCGCCTACGGCCTCAACGACTGGGCGCAAGAAGTTTAGGTCTTGTACCAATGGGCCAAGAACTGGAACTGGCAAGAGACCCGGGGTGTCGCTCGTAAGTACATCGCCAGCTGCTGCTTGCAATGCGGTGCGCTGTGATGCGGAGAACTCTGCTACTGCTTTGTTCATGTTGTGGAAAGTGTCGCCACCGATGTGGTAGGCAGCCATGAACTCGCCTGCGCTTGGCAACTTAAACTCGCGCTTAGGTTGTGCTGGAATTGCAGCGGTTGGAATGGTTGCCTCGACTGCTGGGACTGTTACTTCTGACATGGGTTCTGTCTCCTCTGTGGGTTCTTGTATTTCATTATTGTCGGTCTCTTCGGGTTCGTGGTGGATACTGGCAGCAATATCTGTGATGA